CTCTTGGGTGAAGGATGCCCTCGCTGCTGCATCACCCGAAACGGTCAAGACGGCAACCATTAAAATGTTCGGCCAAGGTTGGGTCATCGGCACCCCGGCAGATCGGGAAGCCGACAAAAACGCGATCACGCACGGCAAGACGGTCGTGTCCGGTCGGACCCTCACATCCGATGCGTGGGATGCGGTGCGCCGCTCCAACGCGGCTGTGTCGTCCGCGACGAACTACAGCCTCAAGCCGAACCACGGCAACCGTCCAGCAGTGCGGGCGCAGGCGAACCAGTTCACGGCGAACCTCAAGCGGTACGCGACGAAGGTGTGCAAGCACCTGCTCGACACCGACTACGTCGAAATCGACATCTGGGACGACCCCGGCGAGAAGCACGCAGGCATGTACTGCGGCGGTCGGATCGTCATCAACCTCGCGGCGTTGCGTCGGGAAGGTTCGTTCCGTGACATCGACACGTTCGCCCACCGCATCGACGATTTGTTGATCCATGAGTGCGCCCACAAGTTCTCCGACGATCATCTGTGCCTCGCCTATGTGCAGGCCTGTACCAGTCTCGGAGCGAAGGCCCGTACCCTGTCCACTAGATGGAAGGCAGAAGTTCGATGATCCCATGTGTGTATTGCGACGGTGACCGTAAGTCCCCGTCCTCAGATGGCCGCACCGAGTGCGGGTTCTGCGACGATGGTCTCATGCCCAAACCGTTCTGGTCTGAGCCTCGGTCGGAGAGGGACGCTCTGCTTGCCAAGGAGGGCGCTGGCTAGTTGTTGTGGTGGGCAGCGACTATGGCGGGTGTGGCGGTGGTGTTCTTCGTGCTGGAGCGCATGCACCGTTCGGACGACTAACCCTCCCACACACTTGTTCAGTCGTGTGGTTGACTGTCGGCATGAACGGCTGGACGGACCTCAAAGAAGAAGAGATGGGTGAGCCTCCCGTTCTTGATCCGTTTGCCGACGATGAGCCGATTGTGGCGTCATGCGATCTGGAGAACCCGGAGTCCTGCGAGTCCTGCCAGTAGTCGCAGCGACGGGGGTCGTCTGGGGGCTAGTGGTCACGGGCCTTTTGATCCTGTGGGTCGAGTCCTTCGCGAACGCCCTCGGATTGGAGAAGCGCCGTGTTCAAAGATGACGATTTCTATGTGATCTTCCGCGACGAGTGGCTGGCTCGGACGGAGAACCCTGATGACGAGTCGGAGTTCCGCCGGTTCTTGGCAACGATCACGGAGTTGTTCGGCGCTGTCTGAAAAGAATGTTGACCAGAGGTTGGCATTCTGGCAAACGCCTGTACACTGGGGGGGCGGCCAATGATTTCTCGTTCTCCCTAGTAGTGACGCCGCATCCTCAACATCTCCCAATAGAAAGCAACACTGAAACCATGGAAACAATCACCAAAACCATCGACGAACAGTTCGAAGTCACCGTAGACCGCGACGAGATCGCCGACTACATCTCCGACTTCATCCGTGAAAGCGTGAAGAAGGGCGACCCCGAGACACTCGTCTTGTTCCTCGCCCCAGCGGTCAATTCATGGATCAACGCCTGTCACGCCAAATACACCCGCAGGATTCGCCTCGCAGCCGCGGAGCGTGTCGACGGATTCGGTGGCCCAGTCACCTTCTCCACCTCGACGGGGGAAGAAGCAGACGTTGAATATCCCGGCGTGTTGGACGAAGCCGTCCTCGCCGATACCTACAAGATCAACGGCGTCATTTACCGCGTTGGCGACATGCACACCCCGCAGCACGAGTCCATGGTCGGTCGTTACCGGTCGAACATCGACACCTTGCAGATCCGTGTGGATTTCCACTTGGAAGCCATCAGGATCTTGCAGGCCAGCGGGGCGTCCTGCCTCAACGATCTGGTCTAACCCCACAGGGGGAGGGGCCAAGGCTCATTCGACACCCAAACAAGGGTCGCCCCTCTCCCTGCACCCTCCTGCCGTCCATAACACCTAACCACCGAAACCCATAACAGAAAGCACAACCACTACTATGAACATCGACATCGAAACCATCGAACGCGACTACGACCGGTTGCGTTGGAATGCCCGCAACCTCACTGACATCATGCAAACCCGTATCCGCTTGAGCAACCGGCAGGGAGCCTACGAGCGCTCTGGCGGCGTAGACTTCGATACGGAGGACATTCTTGCCCTTCAAAAAACAGTGGAGGAAGGCGCGGTCAAGGGCCTCACCACCATCATGCGAGAAATTGTCGGCCCGCACATGACAGCGTTCCTCGCCACCAAGGGCATCGGCGACGGGAAGTTGCCTGCCCGCCTACTAGGCGAAATCGGTCACCCCGTTGTCGCAATTCCGCGGCATTGGGAGGAACGACCCGACGCCAAGGGCACCGCCGCCGATCCGAAGCGCGTCCTCGTCAAGGACGCTCCGTTCCTGCGGACCCCGGGTCAACTCTGGCGGTACTGCGGCTACGGCAACCCCGAAGACAAGCACCGAAAGGGCATGGCACAGGAAGAACTTTTCCTGTGTGGCAACACTATCGCCAAGTCACTTGTTTACTTGATGTCGAAAAACTGTGTCCTGTTGACGGGCAATCCCGACAAGAACGGTGTCGTCAAGGCACGTTCCCCGTACCGCAACGTGTACGACGAAACGAAGGCCCGCTACGAGACGATACGTCCCGAGTGGACCCCCATCCATAGGCAAAACGCGACGCTTCGCAAGGTCTCCAAGGAGATCCTCAAGGATCTTTGGGTCGCGGCGAAGGCAGACTTGGCTGAGACAGAACAAGCGCTGCCGGAGGCTGCATGACTGGAATCGTAGACACATCCACCCTGCTCGTCGAGATCGAGGATTTTCTTCGGCTCTCGGCGGGTAGGGAGTTGTTCTCGTCGCAGGAGGTACAAGACTTCCTGCTTGACCTTCGCAATCTTGTGGAGGCCGAGAACAACTGAACACCCCCGGGCCAAAAATGACGCGATACCCATCATTGTCCCGCCCGGGGGGTTCAATAATCTCACTAGCCAAAGCCGACCCGATACCCCGGATGACGACGCTGGTGAGATTATTGAGCCCCTCCATTGCTGCCTCGACACCCAAGCCGGATTCGGGGGTTCAATAATCTCACTAGCCCAGTCGGATGCGATACCCATACGCGGCCCGCCGGTGGGATTATTGAGCCCCCCTATACCTGAATCGATACCCAAGAACGGCTCCGGGGGGTTCAGTAATCCCACTAGCCATTCACGGATCGATACCCAAAGAGTGCGCGCTGGTGGGATTGTTGAGCCCCTCCAAGAAAGGCACGATACCCAAACCGGCTCCGGGGGGTTCAACTGTCTCACTAACCAAGGCTCTTCCGATACCCAAAACAAGTACGTTGGTGAGATTGTTGAGCCCCTCTGTCGCGAAATCGATACCCAAACCGGATCCGGGGGGCTCAACTGTCTCACCGGCCAGAGTAGAAACGATACCCAACCAGTTTACGCCGGTGGGACTGTTGAGTCCCTCTATCACTGAATCGATACCCAAGTCGACCTCGGGGGGCTCAACTGTCTCACCCGCCAAGTACAATCAGAACACCTAACAGAAAGCGATAACGACATGACCGAGATCCTCGCCGACGGAGACCTCATCTTCTACATGCCCGACTGGGTGTGCGCCCCCGACGAACCCATCTGGCGAAACGTCATGGCGATTGCCATGAAGGCCGACCGGATCGGCGAATTCGAGGGTGGCGTTCGTCCCATCATCGACGAACAGGATCGGATGATGGCAATCGAAATGCCGAACCCGGCCTACAACGGCGTCCCCTCAGAGGCAGTTCTCAACGCGCTTCGTGGCTTGGGGATGGAAGAGCGGGACATCACCGACCTGATCGATTCGTTCACCGAGTTCGAATCCACCCGGGAACCCACGCAGGAATTAGAGTTGCCCGACATGTTCGTGGAAGGACAGGAATAACCATGCCGAAGATCCCGACTGTCAAACGAAACGACTCCCGCCTGTACCTGTGGGACGGCGGCGAACATCCCGGTGTCACCTCAGTTGTCGGGATGCTTCCCAAGCCTGCGCTCCAGCATTGGGCTGCGAAGAAGGTTGCCGAATGCGCCGTCGAAGTCGACCTTGGCCGCGTCATTTCCGAAAACGGCGAAGACCGGGCGGTCGACTGGCTCAAGCGCGCCCCGCAACGCGACTTACATAAGGCAGCCGACACGGGTACGAACGTCCATTCCCATGTGGAGCAGTTGGCGCTCGGCAACAAGGTCGATATCCCCGAGTCTGAACAGGGCTTCGTTGACGGCTTCAACGAGTTTGTCGACCGGTTCGAACCGGAGTGGCTGCGGTTGGAAGAGACCGTCTACGGCGAGTCGCCGTCCGGCAACGGTTACGCCGGGTCGTTCGACGCCCACTTGAAGATCAAGGGCGGGTGGGGTCTTAGCGATGACGGGGCCAATGAGACATGGTTGGTGGATTTCAAAACCACCCGGTCGGGCGTCCACCCTGAGGTAGCGATCCAATTGGCGGCCTACGCGAACGCGAAGGAGTTCATCCACCCGGATGGCAGCACGGAACCGATGGACAAGATCGACCGGTTCGGCGTGTTGTGGCTTCGTCCCAATGAGTGGTCGTTCATCGAGTTGAACGTCACGCAGTCGCCTAACGACCTGTTCTTCAAGACGTTCTGTTCGCTGCTGGACGTGTGGCATTTCGATACGCATCTGCGACGCACTGCTTTGGGAGCCCCGTTGGGGGGTTCTAGCGCTGAAAGGCGACGCAAACTCGCCCGACCGTTCTAGACTGAACACATGAACAACACATTCCAATACCATTTTGGTGGGACAACCACCGGCACACAGGCCAGCCACGTTGAGTGGACTTCACTCGACATCGACAGTCCGGTACGCGATAAGCGGCTGGAGGACATGGCGGCGTTTGTCGCCGTGTTCTGGCGACGGAAGCGTTACGGCCCGACGCTGCGAGAAATCCAATCCGAGTTGCACATAGCGTCGCTTGGCACAATCCGTTCTGACATCGATCACCTCGTCAGAGCAGGGTGGGTGGATTACACCCCCTATCAGTCGCGGACGCTCGTCCCTACTGATAAACTGTTGTCGCTGGTGTAGGCCAACAACGAGCGATACCCAACTCAACCTCGCCTCTCCAGCCACCCATTAACCACGAGGCCGACTGGAGAAAGACATGGCCGTAGACAACAACATCACGATCGTCGGGAATCTGACTGCCGATCCGAAACTGCGCTATACGAACGGTGGCGCTGCTGTCGCTGACGTTCGTGTGGCCGTGAATCGGCGCTGGCAGAAAGACAACGAGTGGATCGAAGAGACTTCCTATTTTGATATCACGGCGTGGTCGACGATGGCGGAGAACGTCGCTGAGTCACTTGGCAGCGGCAACCGGGTCATTGTCAGCGGCAGGCTCGAAGAGCAACGCTGGGAAGATAAAGATACCCAAGAGCCACGCCGCAAGATTGTCGTCATAGCGGATGACATCGCCCCGTCTCTTCGGTGGGCAACCGCAGACATCACCCGTCAGAGCGGCAAGGCTGGCGGCGCCCCCAAGAAGAAGGCCGCTCCCCAACTGGACGACGCTCCGTTCTAGCCCTCTTTGCCTAGGTCGAGCATGAACCAGTCGTTCACCCACATCAGGGCGATCACGGAGTAGCCGACCAAGTCGAGCCACGAGTCACGCTCTGGTTCGAACAGGACCGGGCCGTCGTGGTCGCGGAGGTTGTGGAGGCGCTGGATCTTGTCCCAGCATCGGATGACGATGCCGGGGAGACCGAACGCTTCGATGTTGCCGTGTCCGTACATGGCTTGTTTCCCGGCGATGGTCATCAGAATGTTGTGCATCGCGGTCGTTGGCGAATCGTGTCCGACTCGGACGTAGGAGTCGAACGCGGCAGCGCCGATGTTTGCGAACAGGTGCGCCACTCCCGGTTCTTCGCGGACGGTCGGCGCGGGTTGTCCGGGCGTGAAGTACATCGATCGGAGGTCGATCATCTGGTCTTCGATGAACACAAGGGCGGCGTGTTCGTCTGGGAAGTTGAGGGCGCCCTCGTCTTCCCAGAGGTCGAAGAACGTGCCGCCGACGATTGCTGCTCCGTCTTCCCAGTGCGATGGACTGTCCATATAAAAAAGCCTATGCCCATTTTGGGTGAAGGTTGGTAAACGTCGCGTAAGCGTGTACACTTAGTGGACACCACCAAGACGGAAAGACACGATGACAGAAACCAAGACTCGCTCTCGCCAGATGTACCGCTGCTTCGAATGCGGCCTCATCATCGGCGCCCGCATTCTCGACAAAGACCATTACGACGGCTACTGCCCCAAGTGCGGCGAGTTCGTCGACCGTCAGTTCGTTCCCACCCCGGGGCAACTACGCGCCCTCGGCAAGAAGATCGCCAGCCGGGTTCCGGCCACGCGTGCCCCGGCACGCCCCGCCTCGAACGACGAGGCCGACACAGTTGACGAACTCGTCCGCGAAGGCAAGCGCACCATCCGCGTCGGCCAGCAGGTCGTCTGCCAGCCGAAGGAACGCAAGGGCACCAGCCGCCTCCCCGGCGAGGTCATCGAGATCTACGCCGACGACACGGTCCTGATCGACATCGGTGAAGGCGTATCCAACCGCGTTCATGGCGACTGGGTACACGTTCCGAACCAGCCCAAGGTGAAGGCATGACCGAGAAGGTCGATTGGAGTGAATGGCAACTGATGAACGTCCCAGTCGAAGAAACGGATCCAGTGATGAACCGCGCCAAGTGCGACCGCTGCGGAGTCCCGACTCGTAGCGAGTTCGAAGGCGAAGGTCACCCAGAGTGGAACACGCAGTTCGAAGGTGGCCTACACATCTACGCCCGCGGGTACTACGGCGGGTTCTGGGACACGCTGTCTTTCGCAGGCGAGGGACCTGTGGACGTACACCTGTGCCACGACTGCTCTGCGTGGCTGTGTCGGGAGATCCCGAAGTTGGCAGCCGAAGCAGAGGGCGGGCACTTCAAGGAGAACATCAGGGATGGTTGCGACTGCGAGTGGGGTGTTGTCATCGACGACCCGCGCGAGGATGTCGCCTTGAGTATCTCTCCAACAACAGGAAGGTAGATCCATGGTTAAGGGAACGACCCCCTCCGGTGGCCCCAAGGACCGGTATACAAAAGCCGCCAGCAAGCAGCGGCGAACAGCGGAACGAGTCCGTGCTGACAAGCGCCTCGAAGAGTTGGCCGATCAGGGCTTCTACACCTGCGCGGATTGCCGCAAGCAGCACACAATCGAAGCGTTCCAGTACGTCTTCGACGGTGAGACTAAAGTGGCTCGCCGTTGCGAATCCTGCCGAGCGGTTCGTCGAGCCAGCCGGAGGTATCGCTAATGATGATTATCCCTATCCCACTGTCACAGGTACTTGCCTACGTAGAACGTAAACCTGACCTTTACCAAGTGGCGACATGGCCGCCCGACGAATACCAGTCGGGTTGGTCGGTGGCCCATAAAGACTGGGTTGCCATCATCCGCCGCGAGAGTGACGTTTGGTATTCGTTCGTTCGCGACGAAGAGGGCAATGACGCCATGCTCGACATGGGCGAAACCATGGACTGGATCTCAAGCGACCCGACCGGAGTACCAAATGAGTAAGGCTGTATCGAAGAAGAAGAGCATCCAAGGTAGGCACGTCACCGCGGCCTGCCGGAGTTACCCGCTGTCCCGAGAGTGCATGAACCGTTGCGGCTCTCACGCCAAGTATTGCGACAGTTGCTATTGGGATTGGCTCAAAGCCGGGAAACCAGAATGAGGGAAGGCCAGTTCTGGGACGACCTCGCCGACGCTAACCCCGACGCCGTCATCTTCGACGGTCCCGGCCCACAGGACTTCTTTGATTGCTGCATCGTCGGCTACGGGTCCCGCATCAACATGTCCCCTGTGCTGGTTTACGACGAGAACAAGATGATCGAACGCATGATGTGCGGCGGCGACGGCATGTCCTATGAGGATGCTGTTGACTATCTGTCCTTTAACACGTTCGGGGCATGGTTGGGTGTGGGCACACCGATGATTTTGCGAAGTTACGAGGGACGCAACATCTTTCGGCCCCTTGGTTGATGTCATCCGCTGAGTGGGTGTGGGCACACCGATGATTTTGAGGGCCTACTCCGCCTAGCCGTTTCGGCGAGACAAACTGACTAGGTCACATCCGCCAGTGAAGGAGGTGCCTAGTCGTCGCCGGGACCCCCGTTGAGGGGGTCCCGTGCGTCTACACTGTAGATACATGGCACGACGGCGAAAAAAGCAAGACGATCGGACAAAGACAGCGCGTCTGGTGCGCTTCTTCGGTGGTCCCTGCGATGACACAACCATGTGGCTCGCGTTGCCACTACCCCCTCGGCTGAAACTCGATATGGGGCGTGCCCCCTATTTCCAGATCGAGGCGGGGAAGGCTGAATATGAATACGATTCTGAGCGTGAGTATCTGCCACTGAATAGGTGGTCGCCTCCTACCACGTCAGGGCAGTCAGGCGACGTAGGCTAAGAGCATGTCTGCTTCGACCGCTCTTTGTATTTGGGCTATCCCCACCTTTCTTGTGGTGCTTTTCGGCAGGCAGTTACCCCTTGATCCGCGGGCACGGCTTGCAGCGGGGGCACTGGTTTCAGGGACATCGGCGGGGATCGCTGGTGGGATGATGGTTGGCACCGAAACGGGTCTGTTCGTGGCTTCGGCGTTGCTGATCTTGGTGGCGTTTCTAATGGGCTACGAGGGCTGATATGGCATTTCTGGACAAGTTCCGTTTCTCGGGACACGGGCAAGATGGTTGGCACCGCGAGGGGGAGAAGGCGCAGTTCTTTGGCGCCAACATAAGCGAGTACGGCGGCGCATCAAAGAACAAGGCGTACAAGGACGACTGGGACGTTGAACGCGCGGTCACCCACGGCAACGACCGTGTGACTTGGGTCTTCAAGAGCGTTTTCGCTATTGCGTCGAACGCGGCTCGTCTCCGTGCATACATTGAGGATGAGGATGGGGAAGAACAGGGGGGCCATTCTCTGTTGCCGTTGTTGAATCGGAAGGCGAATGATTACCACGACGCTTACAATTTCCGGTTCCAGTTGTCGTCGCAGATCCTGCTGTCAAAGCGGGGAGCGTTCATCGAGGTGGTTCGTAACCGTCTAGATGAGGTAACGGCCCTGTATCTCTTGCCGCCTCAGAACACTTATCCGATCCCTGATTCGAAAAAGTTTGTGTCGGGATTCAAGGTTGAGATGCCTTACGGCCAGACTGATCGGATTATCCCGGCGGAGAACGTCGAATGGATTCGCATCCCGCATCCGATTGACCCTTACCGCGGGCAATCACCCTTGGAGTCGTGTGGTCTCGCTACCGAAATCGATTACTTCTCTCGGGTTTACAACCGAAACTTTATGATCAACGATGGTCGCCCCGGTGGCATCTTGATGGTCAAGGGCGACATGGACGACGATACCGCTGAAGAATTGCGGCGCCGTTTCCTCGGCTCCACAGGTTCAGCGCTTGGTGGCGCTGGCCGCTTGACGGTCATGGAGGCCGAACACGCTGCCTACTTCGATACGTCGACCACGAACCGGGACTCTCAGTATTCGGAGTCGAAGCATCTCGCCAAGCAGGAAATTCTGATGGCGTTCGGTGTCCCTGAGTCCGTTATCGGCAACGCTTCTGATCGCACGTTCGCTAACGCCGACACGGAACTCGAAGTGTTCTGGCGGGAGACGATGCTTCCCCACCTGATACTGATTGAACGGTCTCTTGATCGCCTTGACGGTTCGGAGGAACTGACGGTCAAGTTCGACGTGTCCGATGTCGCGATTCTGTCTCGGGACGAACGGGAACGGGCGACGTTCCATCTCGACGAACTCAAGGCTGGCGGCATTTCAATCGACGAATATCGCTCGCTGACCGGCCGTGATCCCGTCGGGGCAGACCATCTGTGGGTGCAGGGCAACCTGATGCTCGCTGGCGCGACGGGTAAGACCGCTGTGGTTTCGCGGCCTCTTGTCGTGGAGCCGTCAGGCGGTAATGGTTCAGCACCACCTGAGCCGGGTCCCCCGGTCACCGACCCTGTGGCTCCGGCCAACTCAGGACCGGTCGCCATCGGTACTCCTGTCGGCGCTGTCGTGCCGTCGGGGTTTCCCGGCCCGGTGCCCGTGAGGGCAGCAATGCCAGACGACGAGGTAAAGGAGAACGACCCCCGCCCTTTGTCGGAGACGAAGTGGGGGTTCCCGTTCGGGGAGACGTGGGTCGATAGCAAAGAGGCGGACCTGATCCGTTTGCGCCGTGATCAGCAGTTGGAGCGCTTAGAAAAATCGGTGGGGATTCAAATGGCAGCGTTCTTCCAGAGGCAGCGTCGTGTTGTGCTGGAGAAGTGGAAGTCTCGCAAGATCCGTGAGAAGGTCAACAAGGGCCACACGGTTGTCGTCGGCGAGGTTTTCGACACCCCGACGTGGGATGGTCAGTTGACTGCTGATGCTCGGGCGTTCCTCGCCGCCGCGGTTGTTGATGGCGGTAACGAGGTTGCCCTGATGGTCGGGAAAGAACTCGATGCCGAAGACGGGCTAGTCGCCGCCGCGATTCTCGCTGGCGTGGAGCGCATCAAGGAAGTCAACGCGACGACGCGCCGTCAGTTGGAGAAGGCCATAGCGGGTGGCCTCTCGAAGGGTGCGTCGGTGGATGACATCGCTGTCGACATTGAGGATGTGTTCTCGAAGGCAGTCAAGTCTCGGTCGCCGTTGACGGCTCGTACCGCTGTGTCGTTTGCTGTAAACGAAGGCCAGTTGATCGCAGCAACCCAGTCCGGCCTCACTCACAAGGTGTGGTTGTCGATGCAGGATGAGAAGGTGCGTCATTCACACACGGATGCGGACGGACAAGCGCGTCCAGTGCGCGACTTCTTTGTTGTCGGTGGGAGTTTGATGATGCACCCCGGTGCGCCCACGGCTCCGATTACTGAAACGGCGAATTGCCGTTGTACGATGTTGTTTACGTCGAAGCCGGTGGTGGGCAGTCTGCTCGAATTTGACATCCCGACGGACGATTTACAGCGTGTGAGGGCCGGGGATTCGATTGGGCGAGCCGTTGCGGCGGGCTTTGGGTTGGCCGTGGCGGCCACGACAGGCAACGAACTGGGATAGTTGGCCTAGACGCTCCGCCACTGGAGCGGGCAGTGGTCATATCCTGTGAGAGAACATGGCTACAGGAGACCGCATGGATCTGGCACATAAGCAGGCTCGGGTAGACGCCAAGGCGCTCGACGATGTTGAAGGCATTGTCGAAGCCGTGGTGTCCGTCACGAACATTGTCGACAACGTCAACGATGTCATCGAGCCGGGCGCGTATGCAAAGACTCTGGAGAAGCGTGTCCCGAAGGGCGTCTGGTCCCATGACACGACCATCCCCGTCGCGCGCACAATCAAAGCCGTGGAACTCATGCCCGGCGACGAGCGTCTCCCTGCCCACCTCCAAGCGAAGGATGCTGGCGGCGTTCTTGTCAAGATGCAGTTCAACCTCAACACCACCCGCGGTCGTGATGCCTACGAGGACATCAAGTTCTTCGGTCACGAGCAGGAGTGGTCGATCGGCTACTCGGTTCCCGAAGGCGAGTCGAAGACGGCCGAGGACACTGGCACCCGGCACATCAAGTCGCTTGAGTGGTACGAGTATTCACCCGTGCTGTTCGGAGCCGCCCCCGGTACCGCAACAGTTGGAGTCAAGTCGACCAAGGAGGTCGACTTCGCCGAGGAGGATGGCGAAGAGACCGAAGAGAAAGGTCCGATTACCAGCCACGCAGTCGGGTTTGCTGATGATCGCCCGTGGAATGCGGCGATGTACAAGAACGTCCGGTCTCCAGCCGACAAGGCTTATTACTCCAAAATCTTTGCGTATTTGGAGGACGGGGAAGACCCGACCTACAAGACGAATTACACCTTCATCCATCATTACGTTGCCAAGGACGGTTCGCCCGGTGCTGCCTCCCTTGGTGGTATTCGTGAAGGTGTATCAGTCCTCAACGGCGCCCGCAGGGGCACCAAGTTGACGGGAAGTGCGAGAAAGGGCGTGTACAACCATTTGGCACGCCACTACCGCGAGGGTGGAGAAACTCCGCCCACATTGAAGTCAGACGAATATTTGGCAGAGATCATGCAGTTGAAAGATGCTCTCTCCGGTATCGCCTGTGATGAAATTGACACCCTTATCGAAGAGGGTAAGGAAATCCACGAAATCAAGTCCCTACTGGAGGACACCATGGAAGCCCAGATCACCGAAACCACGGAGGCCGAGGTCATCCCCGCCGATGGCGGTGACCTTCGGAGCCTTCTCAATGAGGCAGTTGTTGCGCTGAACCTTCTCAGCGAACGGCTGGAGTCCCTTGAGGAAAAGGGCGGCGATGCCGCTGGTTTCTCGAACACGGCTCCCGATTCGCCTGAGCGCGCCGAGGGCGCTGGCGCAGACGCGCCAGAGGTTGTCGAAGACCTCAGCCACGGCGGGACATTGGCCCCAGACCAGATGGCCGTCGCAGGTTCTCCGGCAGGTGGAGATTCACCCGCTCCGAAGAAGGCCCCGAAGGCCAAGGCCCCAGTCGCAGATGACGCCGAGAAGGCCGACGACGCTGAGGTCGAGTCCGTCGAGGACGAGGTTGAAGAGGCCAAGGCCACAGAAGAGACTGTGGAGTCGATCTCGGTCATGGAACTGCGTGAGTTCCAGAACCTCATTACTTTCTCGGAGTTCGGCGAGTAACACCGCGACCTCCGCGAAAGCGGAGGTAACACATGGGATAATGGTGTGGACGGCGAGAGGCGTGTCCACATGGTCGATCTCTACAGCGAAATGCGGCTCCAGAAGAGCCACGCAGGGAAACTCAAGATTGATGAGATTCTCGACGCGATGGATGAGGAGGATCGAGCCTCCCTCCGGGCAGCGCTATGCGACCCCGGGGTTCAAACGCAACGGGTAGCGCATGTTCTCACTGAGCGTGGATGGCCCGTGTCATGGAGTGCCGTCAACAACTGGCGACGGGCGAACGCGTGAGCAACTCGAATGGGCAAAAAGCGAGTATTGATCTTCAAAAGGAATTAGCCAAGTCACGCTTGGGCAAGATCGCCGATCTGTTGGACAGGTCGGGCATATCAGCAGAAGAGATTGGGTCTGTTGAGAAGGTCCGTATTTCCGAGTGGCAGGGCCTCACCAAGAACGAAGAAGGCGTAGCCGAAGTCCACGACCTCGGCGGCATTTCAGTTGTTCTCAACCCGGCGTGGATCGACGGCCCAGAATGGCCCACTGTTCAGCAGGCTGCCCCAGTCACCATTAAGCACGCTCCCAAGTCAGCGAAAACGAAGTCCCGATACAAGACGGCAGTGATCCTCCCCGATCCCCAGATCGGGTTCCGCATGTACGAGGACGGCGAACTCGACCCCTTCCATGATGAAGAGGCGATGGCGGTCGCCATCAAAATCACCCGCGACCTGAACCCCGATCTCATCGTTAACCTCGGGGACTTTCTTGATTTCGCAGAGTTCGGCAAGTTTGAGCAGGAACCAGCGTTTGCGAAGACCACTCAGGCGTCCATCGATCGCGGCCACCAGTTCCTGTGTGAACAGAGAGCGAATGCACCCGACGCCCACATGGTTCTCTTGGAAGGCAACCATGATCGCCGCCTCCAGAAGGCGGTCACGAACAACACGGCGGCGGCTCTCCACATCAAGCGGGCGGAGGCTCCTGAGGATTGGCCGGTCATGTCAGTCCCTTTCCTGTTGCGGTTGAACGAGCCTCATCTAAACATCGAATACGTTGGCGGGTACCCGGCGGGGATCTTCTGGATCAACCAGAACCTCGCCTGCATCCATGGTCACATCACCAGAAGCCGGGGTTCCACTGTCGCTGCTGTTGTCGATGACGAACGTACATCGGTGATTCACGGGCATATCCACCGCATCGAGTTGCAACATAAGACGCGGCGCACATTCGATGGGGCGAAACGCAGCCTTGCAGCATCTCCGGGGTGCTTGTGTCGGATCGATGGAGCGGTACCCTCGACGAAGGGGTCAACGGACCCTCATGGTCGGCCCGTCAACGCAGTGGAAGACTGGCAGCAGGGCCTTGCTGTGATCTCTTATGAGGAAGGTGATAATAATTTCGATGTCGAACTCGTCCCCATCTCCCGAGGCGAAGCAATCTTCCGCGGCACTTACTACGCCGCCTGAGGAGGAGTGCGGGTTCGATTACGACATCCCGCAGTCCAAGGCGTTCCCGGTAATCACGATTGTGCTTTCGTTCGACGATCCGTCTGAACCGAACCATGTGGATCTTGGGTCCGTTCCTCCACAGATTGCCGCCGCGGCACTCGCCCGAATCAGCCAAGAACTCGGACGTTTGTCTTGGCCTTCCCGAGTCACCTACGCGGGCCAGACGGTCTTTGACCCGACTATGACTTACTCGAACGAAGAAGAAGACGGGATCGAGTTCGACGAGCGGGTATAAAAAATAGTGTGACCCTCGTCACACTCTCCCGCGTACATGTGTCACTATGGTCGAGCAGGGTGCTTACCTTGTTAGTACATCCGTATCCATCCATCACATTGGAGTAACCTGACATGGCATTAGATTCCCGTATTCGGGATCTCAAGGCCTCCCTCCGTGACGCCCTCGCCGAGAACGACTCAATTGTCGATCACGCCGAGGCTGGCCGCGAAGAGGGCGGACCTGACATTCAGGTCGAGGCGAAGCACCTGACTTCTTTCCGCGAGAACCTCAACAAGGCCCGTGGCCTTCGCGAGGAGATCGAGGTTCTGGAGGGTCAGAAGGAAATGGCTGATTGGGCTCACGAAGCCCCGGCCGCTCCCGAGACCGCCCACGAAGCCAAGAGCATCATCCCGACCAGTGTTGGTCAGTCGTTCATCGACAGCGACGAATACAAGTCGCTTGACGGTGGCCGCAATGGTTACACGATGCACGTCCCATACAACGTCAAGGGCGACCTTGGCGGCATGTGGCAGCGCAAGGACGTTTACACGACTCTCCCCTCGGGAACACCGGCTCAGTTCGGTACCCCGCAGCGGGATGCGATCGTGGAGCGTGCCCACCGCGCCATGCGTGTTCGGGACCTGTTCAACGTGCAACAGACCAACACCAACCTTGTTGAGTACTTCCGGGTGACCGGTTTCACGAACAACGCAGCCACTGTGTCGGAGCGTTCTGGTTCGCCAGAAGCGTTCACGGCAATGGCCCAGTCCACACTCACTGTGGCGGGCGCTCAGGCTCCTGTTCGGACCATCGGCCACTACGAAGTTGCTCACCGCAATGTCCTCGACGACGAGCCCGCGCTTCGCGGGATCATCGACAACGAGTTGCTGTACGGCCTGCGTCTCACCGAGGATGATCAAATCCTCAACGGGAACGGCACCGGCACCAACCTCACGGGTATCACCAACGCTGGCGTCAACGTACAGGCGCTGGGTTCTGATACACGGGTCGACGCGATCCGTAAGGGCATTACCAAGATTGCTCTCGCTTATTACGAGGCAACAGGCATCGTCGTTCACCCGAACGACATGGAGCAGATCGAACTTGAGAAGGATGGCGACGAACGTCACATGCTTGTCGCCTCGATCGCTCTTGGTGCTGAAGCCCGCATCTGGCGCCTGCCGGTTGTGGAGACCGCTGCGATGACTGAGGGGACCGGCCTTGTCGGCTCCTTTGGTATCGGTGCGACGCTCTATGACCGCATGGAAGGCAGCGTGCGGATTTCCGAGAACCACTCGGACTTCTTCGTGAGGAACGCTGTTGCGATCCTCGCCGAAGAGCGGATTGCTCTTGCCGTGAAGCGGCCTGAGTCGTTCACCATCGTTACCGGCATCTAGTCGGTAGCCACATAGTCCTCCTCTCCCCTCTGGGGGACTGACATAACAGGGGTCGGGTTGCGATCGAGCAGCCCGGCCCCCGTTGTGGTTTTCGGGACCTCTCGCTTCTATACGTTCGAGCCGCTATACTGTGTCTATGGCAGTTGACACTATGAGGACCGTTGTTCTCGACCGTGACCTCTTTGAGGACAAGGGCGGGGTCAGAACGCTCGTCGCTCGCAAGGGCGAAAGGGTGACCCCTGACTTCGCGATCAAGCACGGGGTCCTTCCCATCGAATCTGCTGGGTTGCCTGCCATGGAAGCCAAGGTCACTGAGGTGACCAACCGTCAGGACTATCAAGTTTCGGCGAATAAGCGGCTCCGTTAGCCGCTCAAACCACTCCACTAGTTGAAGCGCTCTGGCCCCCCGCGTCGTCGCACGCCCCTACGCTCCCGCAAACGGATTAGTCCGATGAGCAGGAAGCGCAGAGAGGAATTGGAACAACGCGCTCAGGTTCGGGAAGAAGTGTTGGCCCGAGATGATCACACCTGCCAAGCCAAATACCTGTTGGTTCACATCCCTTGCTGGGGTCCACTCGACGTGGACGAGATTATCGGCAGGGGCAGGGGCGGCGATTGGCTCGATCCAGAGAACTGCCAAGTTCTGTGCAGAGTCCACCACATGTGGAAGCATGAGAATCCGCTTGAGGCGCTGGCGCTAGGCCTATCAGGGAAGGCCCAATGAGATATTTAGCAGCGATTATCTTGACTGTGGCGGCTTGTTCAAACCAGTCGTTTCCACTCGGGATGAGTGGACAGTCTGTGGTGGACCCACCCGAGCCTGTGTCTACGGCAGTCATGCCAGCAGAGAGCATCGAATTCCATTACGAGATTCCCACGCCCGTCATCGACTACGACGCTGAGTGGAAGGCCTTCGTGCATGAGAGCGTGCTTGTCCACGCACAGAAACCAGAACATGCGTTTTGGAGTGCTGCCACGACGACCACCACGACGCAACCGATCCCGTTGGCTCCGCAAACTTTCCAGAAACCGACGATTCCGCAGTTCACTCTCGGTCAACTCGTTGACTACTTCTTCGAACCCCAAGACCGGGCATGGGCGATGCGGGTGGCGTTCTGCGAGTCCAGCGGCCAACCCGATGACGTAACCTCCGACGCCCGCCACCACCGCTCTGGCGCATCCGGCTGGTTCCAACACTTGCCCAAGTTCTGGGACGAACGGTCGGAAGCGGCGGGCATTCCTGACACAGACATCATGGACCCGATTGCCAACGTCCTAGTCGCTTCATGGTTGCTGTACGAAACCCCACAGGGCACCGGTCATTGGTATCCGAGCCAGTCTTGCTGGGGGTAGGGTGACGCCATGCCAGAAACCTCAACCCACTTCCATCAGCGGCAGCATCACATCAAGTTCACCCTTGCAGAATTGGCTGAAATAGTGGGGGTTCCAGCGGAGGCGTTAGGCGTGACACACGTCGATACTGCTCCGGGGGATTCCGATGCGGTGGTGCGTATCTGTTTGAATGAAAATTGCGACACCAGCCAAGGCAATTTGTTCCAGACATAACGCTGTAACCCCAGTGTTACATGCGACAATGGGCGTGTGCATCGGGACGAATCTGGATTATTTCAGCAGGCTGTATCGAGTGGGTGGGATAACGACGACCACGTTATTGCCATTGAGCGTCCTGAATGGCAGGAGGGTTCCGCTTGCAAGGGCGTCGAAGATCCTGCCATCTTCTTCCCGTCGCCCGGTGACACGGAGGCGCTTCGTGCAGCGAAGGGCATCTGCGCTGGCTGCCCCGTGCTTCTCCCGTGTCTCGAATACGCCCTTGCCAATAATGAGCGGTACGGAATCTGGGGTGGGAAAAGCACCCGCGAGCGTTTGCTTATTCTCCGAGCAAAGAGGATGATTGAGAAGGGCGAAGCCTAATGGCCCCGGCCCCCTAGAAAGCGTAGGCTAGACGCATGGCCGTCATCACTTATCTCGATTTGCAGGATTACATGGGGAAGACGTTCACGTCGACCCAACAGACTGCCGCTACGTCCCTCGTTGGCGCCCTAGAGCGGGAACTGGGGGCGATCCTTGGCCGGTCCCTGACTGGCATTACGGTTACGAGTGAGGCTCACGTTTTACAGGCAGGACAGCGTCAGATCTTCCTTAGGGAATATCCGGTCAATACGGTCACTGCCCTTAGCGTTGGGGACCTTGGGTCTGAAACGGCGCAAACTCTCAGCGACTACGACATCTATAAATGGGGGATTGACGGTCTTCGAATCGCCACACAGGGCCTATCCGCGCTCGTGACCTACACGGCCGGTATGGCCGCTGCTGACGCGCAGAAGTTGGAGGCGGTCATGCTGCGAGCCTCTGCTCGGGAGATGTCCGCCATATTGGCCGACGCTCAGGGTTTGGAGCGGCTCAGTATCGAAGGTGTATCAATGCAGTTCGCTAACGGAGGCCAAGGCGGGTTTACCGACGATGACCTCAGGCACGTCAGGCGGTATCACCGCAAGGGTGTGTTCTGATGCGTGGGGCGAACCATTCTCTTAGGATTCGCGCCCGCACACCTTCGACTGATGCAGAAGGAAGAGTGTCGTACACGAATAGCGACACGACCGTTCAGGGGCACGTTTCTGTCCGCGCCGCCACGGCGGTGACGCCAGATTCACGCGGCCAGTTTGTGCAGCAGTTGCGTGGGGTCGCGTTGGTGCCCCTCGGGACAACTGTGACCGACAACGATCAGGTCGTCGTTACCGGTATCGATACGGTGGTCAACGGCACCTATGACATTGACACTGTCCAGTACACACGCGCTCATTTGCGGCTGGCATTACGCGGGGACCCGACCTAATGCGAGGCTCGGGGCCGCAGACCAGTTATGCACAGGCGACGCTCGCCAACGCTCTGCGCGTGTTCCAAGCGGGTTCGGGCAGGGGAACGAGTGGCCTTAAGGCGGCCGGTGCATTGATTGGTTCACAGTGGGCGAAAGCGATCCAAGCCTCATTGAGTGTCCCCGGGGGTTCAATGGGGGCGGCGATCATCGGTCAGTCGAGACAAACCCCGTCCGCTCCGGGGACGCCTCCACACAGACAGTCGGGTGCTTTGCGGGACAGCATCAAATGGAGGACAGCCCGGTTGGCGGGTCAGAAGATGGGCACGGGTGCGTTCATGCGGAGCGGACGGGTTGTCATCGATATTTACCAAGATCCGAATGCGCCGGATTACGACGGCGACAAGGCCGGTTCCCATGTGTACTACGGGGCGCTCCACGAGTTCGGTGGGGTAATGAACGGGCGGACGTACCCGGAGAGGCCCTTTTTTAGGCCGCAACTCAGAAGCCCGGCAATGAGGGCTATGGTTAGAACCCACACTCGCAACTTTTTCATCGCTGAGGAAGTAGCGGCAGCGGCGAGAATGAGGCACTTGAAGATGCACATGGTGCCGATCATTATGGGCTCGACACGTTCGCTCAGACCGATGAAGTTCAACTAATGGCTTCCGTCGCTTCCGTTCTCCGCACGGCAATCGTGGACGCGAATCTGTCGAATGTTACGACCAAGGTCTTCCGAGACTTTGCCCCTGACAACATCTCCACACCGTTTGTGACGTTCACGGATGACGTGAGCCGGTCCCCTGCTCTCATCGGCGACAGGACGGTTCTCACCCAGTCGCGGATGACCACAGTCCACCTGTGGCAAGACCTCGATTCCGAGGATCTCGCTCTGGTCGACAGCCTGCACGCAGCAGTCGACAACGCGACTCTCACAGGCGCCGACAAAACGATTTTCGGTTGCCGCGTGGATGGCATCGCACGGCTAATTGACCCGCCGTCGAACTCTTGCCAGCATGCTTTGACCGTCACTTTGACGCAGGGGGCCTGATGGCATTCACGACTATCACCGCTACGGGGACGTATCTCCAGTCTGACGGCAGCACCCCAGCGGTCGGGACAGTCTCGTTCGTCGCGTCGAACGCGATGACGGACTCGTCGAACAATCAGGTTGTTTCCCCGACGTTGATCACAGGCACCCTCAATGGGTCTGGGGCGTTCTCGGTCACGTTGACTGCTACGGATGACGCGACGACGCAGCCGTCCGGCACGACCTATGAGGTCACGGAGCGGATCACCGGCGCAGCGGAGAACAAGTACAACATTGGGGTCGCAGCAGCAGCGACAAACGGAACTTTCGACCTTGCGGATATCACTCCGGTAACCGATCCGATTGTGCAGTACTCGTATGCGACTGTCGCCTATGTGGATTCACAGTTGGGGTTGACGGCGTCGAACTTGCCGTTTTCGGCTACCGCGGAGATCTCATCGACGAATGTTCAGGCAGCCGTTGTGGAGGTCAGGGCGAAGTCGAAGTACACGCATGACCAGTCGGTGCCTTCTGGAACGTGGTCGATTACGCATAATTTGGGTTTCCGGCCGAACGTCGCGGTGGTCGATACGTCAGACACCGTCTGCTTTGGAGACATTGACTATACGAACGACAATGCGCTGGTGGTGACCTTCGCACAGTCATTCGGCGGGAAGGCGTATCTTTCATAGGTAGGACCGTCCCGCAGGAGTCATAGATGCCGAAATATCTGGTAAACGTCGATCTCAATCAGAACCAACTGGTCAAGGCTCGTATAGAGAACCTTGCCAGTGCCCCGGGGAGCCCCGTATCGGGGCAGGTGTACTACAACACTGGTAGTGGCACCATTCTTTTCTACAACGGCTCTGCATGGGTTGACGTTGGCGGCGACATCGCTGGCGTTAGCGCCGGGACTGGGATGTCGGGTGGCGGGACCACCGGGACAGTCACCCTGAACCTTGCCGACACGGCAGTCACGGCCTCGTCCTACGGGTCAGCATCAGCCGTTGGCACGTTCACGGTTGACGCCCAAGGTCGCCTCACTGCTGCGGCCAACGCCAACATCGCCATCGCCTCCACGGCAGTCACTGACTTCACGGAGGCGGTACAGGATGTAGCAGGCGCACAGATCGTTACAAACGGCTCCCACACGGGACTCTCTGCCGCTTATGACGACGCGGGCGACGGCGCAGTCGATCTGTCCCTTACCAACACTGGCGTCACTGCTGCCGCTTACGGCTCTGCTACCGCTGTTGGCACATTCACCGTCGATGCCAAGGGTCGCCTCACCGCCGCCGCCGACGCAACCATCGCTGTTGCTTCGACGGCCGTTACCGACTTCACCGAGGCCGTCCAAGACGTAGTCGGCGGGATGGTCACGGGTAACACCGAGACCAGCATGACCGTCGCCTACGACGACTCCGACGGCACCCTCGACTTCGTCAACACTGGTGTTACCGCT